CGCTCGGCGTGTTAGGAAAATCAATAGGCATGTGACTCTCTCACTACTGCAATGGTATGGGCATACTATACTATAAGTCTCGAGTTTTATCTTAAAAACGAGCATAAAAAACTGCCCGCTCTTCCGGAGAAGAACGGGCAGTTTCCTTTAAGAAGGGGTTATGCGGAGAGGTCTCCGACGATTACCCATGTATCGGTCGCGCGCTTGATTAACGTTGCTGAAGACCACTGAGCGCGAAGCTTAGTGCCTGGAGTTCCGTTAAGTGTTACGCCTGAACCGCCGACAGTTACCTGTCCAGCACCTGTCTGCAATAGGTTAACCTGGTCGCCAACGTTAAACCCTGGTGTTGCTGAGTTTGTTGGGATAGTCAACGTAATCGCACCAGCGTTATTAAGCTCAACGAGCTTGTTAACGTCTGAGGTTGCTAGTGTGTAGGTTGTGTTTGACTGTTGGTTAAGTGTTAGGGTCAAAACTGCGTTTGATCCTGTAGCACCTGTTGCACCAGTTAGACCAGTCGCACCGGTCAAACCAGTCGCGCCTGTATTACCGACGGCACCAGTTGCTCCTGTGTTACCAACCGCGCCGGTCATACCGGTTAGACCAGTAGCACCAGTTAAGCCTGTAGCACCAGTCGCGCCAACTGCACCAGTTGCTCCTGTGTTACCAACCGCGCCGGTCATACCGGTTAGACCAGTTGCTCCAGTAAGACCGGTAGCACCAACTGCACCAGTAGCGCCTGTGTTACCAACCGCACCTGTCATACCAGTTAGACCAGTCGCTCCTGTTAGACCAGTAGCACCTGTAAGACCAGTTGCACCTGTCGCACCGGCTGCACCAACGTCACCAGTACGCGCGAACGTAATGGTTGTTGACTCTGCCGCTGAGAACGATGTTGCGCCTGATACGTAGGCAACAGATACCTTGTAGTAGTTCGAGCTTACGATGTTGTTATTTATGATTGTAAATAACGCAAAGTCGTTCGAGTTAGAGATATTTGTTACCTTTAGGTGACCCTTGATTGGGCTTGTTGAATCATCAATAGTTGTTAGGAATGACGAGATGTCTGATGCATCTGAGTCTGTCTTATTGATGTACATTGTTGTTGCTGATGATAGCGTTCCGTTGTTGAACTTGAAGCCACCTGCACCTGGATCTGAATCTGCGGTGTTTGTATCGAACGCGTACTTGAACGTTGCGCCACCGAAGTTACCCTGTGCACCAGTTACGCCGGTGTTACCTTGAACACCTGTGTTACCGGTAGGTCCGATGTTTCCGCCCACAGCTTCAACCCAGAATCCGTCAAAGTATACAAATACTAGACCGGACGCGGAGTCAAACCAAGCATCTCCTGTTTGAGGAGAAGCTGGAGGTGTTGCATCTACTGTTGCGAATGTACCTTGGGCACCAGTTACACCAGTAAGACCAGTAGCACCAGTTAAACCTGTTGCTCCAGTTAAACCAGTTGCTCCAGTAAGACCAGTAGCACCGTTAGCACCAGTTACACCGGTAAGACCAGTTGCACCTGTTGCGCCAGTTAGACCAGTTAAACCAGTCGCGCCAGCCGCACCAGTTACACCGGTAAGACCAGTTGCACCAGTTAAGCCCGTTGCACCAGTAAGACCAGTTTCGCCTTGCGCGCCTGTCATACCAGTTAAGCCAGTAGCACCTGTGTTACCAACTGCACCAGTTACACCAGTTAAACCTGTTGCACCGGTTGCGCCTGTGAGACCAGTTGCACCTGTCGCGCCAGTTAAGCCTGTAGCGCCTGTTGCACCGGTTAGACCAGTTGCACCAGTGTTACCTTGAGATCCAGCATCACCAGTACGTGCAAAGGTAATGATAACATCATCAGAGTTGCTGAATGATGTTACTGAACCTGATACGTAGGAAGATGCTACCTCAAAGTAGCCAGATTGCTCTGTAACACCGCTGATTGTGAACAACGCGAATGTGTTGGAGTCTGACTTTAGAGATACACGGAAGTGACCCTTGATTGTTGATGTAGAGTCATCGATTGTGCGAAGCATTGCCTGAACGTCTGCTGTTGAATCATCAAGATCATCGATAGACAATGTTGATGCAGATGTTAGGTTAGCATTGTTAAACTTAAGCTTTCCAGATCCTGGATCTGAAATAGATGTGTTGCTGTCAAAAGTGTAATCTAAGGTGATACCACCGAAGTTACCCTGTGCACCAGTGTTACCTTGTGCACCAGTCATACCAGTAGCACCAGTTAAACCGGTAGCACCAGTTAAGCCTGTCGCACCAGTTAAGCCAGTTGCACCAGTTGCGCCAGTTAGACCAGTTTCACCTTGTGCACCAGTTACACCAGTTAAGCCTGTTGCACCAGTTAAACCTGTTGCGCCAGTTAGTCCAGTTGCGCCTTGCGCACCTGTCATACCAGTTAAGCCAGTAGCACCTGTGTTACCAACTGCACCTGTTGCGCCAGTATTACCAACTGCACCAGTTACACCTGTTGCACCTGTAAGACCAGTTGCGCCAGTTAAACCTGTTAATCCTTGGGCGCCTGTGACGCCCGTTTCTCCTTGTGCGCCTGTATTACCGTTTGCACCAGTTACACCTGTTAGACCAGTTGCTCCAGTTAGTCCTGTAGCTCCTGTCTGACCAACTGCACCGGTCGGGCCGGTCGCGCCTGTTGCACCTGTCGGTGCAAAGTCACGAACTACCAGCCAAACAGTACCATTCCAGCGCCAAGTTGTCGAACCTGATGTAAACGTCTGATTTACGGACGGTGCATTAGGAAAGTCAATGGCCATATTTGCTTTCTCATTTCACTCGAGTATTTGAGAACAGAGAGGTTCCCGAAAGGTATTTTATCCTTTAGGAAAGAAGATGACTTAAGGTACTATAAGAAAGGACTACCAGGAACCGGCAGTCCAGCCGACGCGATACCAGATCTTTGTAGAGTTATCTACGTAGTTAGCCGCGCAGAAGTAGAAATAGCTTGAATCAGAGGCAACGTCACCCGTTAAGTTTCCAGAAACTCCATACTCGTGAGCCGGAACCGACACAACGTTAACTGTTCCTGCCTCATTTGCGTTACTGATAGAGCGACTTGTAGCCTCGAGCCAGAAGTTATCATAGTACACAAACATGATTCCACTTGCTGGATCAAACCAAACATCACCTTGTACTGCTCCAGTCGGTGGCGTGTCTTCAGCAGTTGAGAAAACTCCGCGTGTTCCTGTGTCGCCAGTTGCGCCTGTTTCACCAGTTACTCCTGTAAATCCAGTAGCGCCGGTGTTGCCTGTTGCGCCTGTCATACCAGTTAGGCCGGTAGCGCCAGTTGCGCCTACAGCACCGGTTGATCCATCTATACCAGTCGCGCCTGTTGCGCCAGTGAGGCCTGTAAGACCGGTAGCGCCAGTTTCACCTTGCGTGCCTTTAGGTGAGATAGAAAGCGTGACAAGTTCTTCGGTTGAAAATGTTCCATACCCTGCATAAGACGATGCACTAAAGATTACATAGCTTCCATCTACAGTCTCATTTGCAACAGTGCCGTCTACGCAAGAAGTAAATTGATAAGTAGCGTAAGTTCCAGGGTTACTTTCACTTGTTAAAGTTAAGTAGCCACTTTGCATACTTAAAAATAAATCATGAAGGGTTGTGTTTAATCCATAAGGGTTATCATCAACTAAAATTTGAGTGCTTGTGCTAAATGGCAGCGTTACAAATCCTACGTAGTCATTGCCTGGGTCTCTATCTCCAGTATTTGCTATGTCTATCTTGTATGTCCAAGATAAAGCGCTAACTCCTCGTTCACCTGCTGCGCCAGTTGCTCCAGTATCTCCTTGCGCACCTGTTGCACCTTGTGCGCCCGTGCCACCTGTTGCACCAGTTAAGCCAGTCGCACCGACTGCCCCTGTTGCGCCAGTTAAGCCAGTTGCACCAGTTGCTCCAGCACTTGTTGGGCTAAGAAGCTCTAGCCAGTTATGCTTGCTTACTACCGAGCCTACTGGAGATATGGCTGAAGGTCCAGTGTTGCTTGCTACCTTAGTGTATGTAAACGTAGTAGTAGTAGGAGTAGAAGCTACTGCGTATGTACCGTTAAATGTTGCATCAACACCGGATATGACAACCGTGTCGCCTGTCGTTAATCCATGCACGCTGCCTGTAGTAATTGTTGCGGTGTTAGTGCTAATCTGCTTTGTTGTTGCCTCAAGTGCGGCTGCTGCAAAGACAAACGTCTTACTGACGTCAGAGCGAATTGCGATGTCGCCAACTTCAACGTCAAGCTGAATCATCGCTGTCTCTGTAGCAACAGCGTACGTATTAGTAATTGCAAGCCCAGGAAGTTGGGCAATCTTAATTTTTGCGTTAGCGTCGAGCTCGGCTACACCTGAAGCAGCACCTTTTTGAGTAAGAGGTACGTAATCGCCAAGCGAGCCTGTAGTGCCTGAGGTGATAGAGTCAATCTGCTCACGATATGTCTCTGCGATAATACCTGCGGCAAGAAGCTCGTCAATTCCTTGTTGAGTAAACGAAGGCTGCTCTGGGAGAAGAAGATTAGTAGTAACCGCAAGGATTACGCCTGTGCCGCCAGGAGGTTCAATTGCAGTTCCTGCAGAGTCCCATGCTGCAACAAAACTAACTGGGTTACTTGATACGTTAAGTAGTGTAGTAATCTCATAGCGTATTGCACCTTCTACGCTGTCATACAGATATAGACGTTGGCCAACCGTGATGTCTCCTGGGCCGTATAGGCTAGAGTCATCACTAAAGTTACCAGATACGTTATAGATACCTGGCGATGTTTCAGATACTGATGTTACCGCGAAACGACCGGATAGTGGTTTTGTCATTTACTATCCTCCTTTACGCGAATGTAAATCTAATAGTTCGGTTAGCGGCAGGCATTACAATTGATAGTTGATCAAAACCACTTAATGTTGCTAAGTTAGAGTTAGGCTGTGACTGCGCTAATGTATCTTCACGCCAGCCAAAGATCATTGGCGGGTATCTGTCTGCGGCTGAAGAGTTGAGTCCTACCGCCGCGTAGTTAAAGATTAAAGGTGATGTAACACTTGAAGGAATTCTCATCATGCCACCAATTAGTGTTACGCCTCCGCCTGTAGGTGCGTATAGAGTTATTGTTGAAGAGACACGCGCCATGTTATATCCGCGCGAGTAAACTCCGGTTGAGCCACTGCTTGTGCCTGTGTTAGAAACTGGAACTGTAAAAGTGTTTGCATCGGTTACAGTGACGGTTACAGACTGCGCGGCAGCCACGTTCGTATTGCGAAGAATAATGCGGTCGCCTGTTGTTAATCCGTGGGAGGTGGAGGTAACTGTTACTGTTGTTGTAGAGCGACTCCACGTAAGATCTGACTTTTGGTCAACGTCATATGACTGTAGATAAAATTCTTCGCCGCTTGTTGTTTGAACTTGGTAGCGCTCGATGTACATTGATGAGCCTGCGCCTGCAGGACCGGTTGCGCCTGTCGCACCGGTCTGTCCTGCACCGGTTACGCCTGTTACACCAGTTGCACCCGTCGCGCCAACCGCTCCTGTTGCACCCGTTAAACCTGTTGCGCCCGTTAAGCCTGTTGCACCTGTGTTTCCAACTGCGCCTGTTACTCCTGCACCTGTTGCACCAGTTGCACCGGTCATACCGGTCATACCTGTTAGACCGGTAGCGCCAGTATTTCCTGTAATGCTTGGACCAGTTGCGCCAGTTAGACCGGTAGCACCAGTCATACCTGTTAGACCAGTTGCACCTGTAACTCCTGCACCAGTCACACCGGTTGCACCTGTCATACCTGTTAAACCAGTTGCTCCGGTATTACCAGTTACACTTGCGCCTGTTGCACCGGTAGCTCCAGTTAAACCAGTCATACCGGTTGCACCAGTTAGACCTGTGTTACCAGTTACACTTGCACCAGTTGCGCCAGTCGCGCCGGTTACACCAGTTAAGCCTGTTGCGCCAGTTGCGCCAGTTAAACCAGTATTTCCAGTTACGCTTGCGCCTGTTGCTCCAGTAGCACCAGTTGCACCAGTCATACCGGTCATACCAGTTAAACCAGTAACACCTGCACCTGTCGCTCCTGTTGCACCTGTGACACCAGTATTTCCAGCTACACCAGTTGCACCAGTTGTTCCAGCGCCTGTTGCACCAGTATTACCGACTGCACCGGTAGCACCCGTTACACCGGTTGCACCAGTCTGTCCTGCGCCTGTTGCACCGGTAACACCAGTATTTCCAGCTACGCCTGTCGCACCAGTTGCTCCAGCTAAACCTGTTGCACCAGTTTGACCAGAGCCTGTCGCACCGGTCACGCCTGTTGCTCCGTTAGCTCCTGCAGGTCCAACGATCTGACCTACGCTTGTCCAAGCAGAACCATTCCAAACATACAAATCTCCATCAGCGTCTACTATGTAAGCGTCATTTACCGTGTTCCCTGAAGCTGGAAGACTCCCAACTACTGAAACGCTTCCCTTAAATGTTATTGATGTGCCTTGTGCGCCAGTTGCACCTGTAGCACCTGTTGATCCTGTTCTACCGGTTGCGCCTGTTGCGCCAGTTAAACCAGTCTGTCCTGTTGCTCCAGCTCCTGGGCCAGTTGCTCCTGCAGCTCCAGTTGCGCCGGTTGCTCCAACACCTGTTGCGCCGGTTGCACCTGTTGCTCCAGCAGGACCGATAGGTCCGCGAGCAGTAGTTGAAGAAGAAGATACGTTATAACTAGTTGTCGTTGGGACTAGGCGGGCAATCTGTGTAAATAGATCAATGTCCGAGCCGTTGCCGATAGGCAAGAAGACTCTTACGTTTACGGACTTAACACCGTTGATTCGAATAGCAACTTCATATGCCCAACCTGACGGAGTAACAAGTGGGTTGTCGGTAGTTGGAAGCTCTAGTGAAAACGAACCTGTGCCGTCTAGCGATACTGTAGTTGCGCCGCTTAAGACAACAGAGTTGTCAGGGTCATAGATAGTAGAGGTAGGCGTGAACGAAATAGTTCCTACGCCTGCGATACCTCTCGATGAGAGATACGTGCCTATGACGGTACGCGTTACAACGTCCTCAGACCAGCTTGGCACAGAAGCTCCGTTCCTAAAAACTTAACGTACCTATATCTCTCAGAACATCACAGAGACAATAATAGGAGACAGGTACATACTACCAAATAAATAAAATCTTTACTTGGATATTTTATTATTTATTGGCTGGAATTACGCTAACATCAAGCCTTGGATCGTGATCTTTACCTACGACCATGGTCAATATACCAGGGTTAGACTCTAGGCCACGTCGGTCTCTAAACCATGCGGAGCCTGGGTCAACCGTGGGACATTGCGCCCAAAATCTTCCGCCGACGTCCATAGATCTAAAGTTATGGAAGTGGCCTGATAGCCAGACATCACATCCGCCGAGAGCAGTTTGACCCGCCGCCTGCTCTGATAGATACTTGGTAACGTCTCTTCCACTTTGATGTCCGTGAAATAATCCGATCATCGTTCCGCATACCTCGACTGCAAGTGTTTGATGATCTCTTGCGGGGAACCTAAACTCTACGTGAGATAGCGCGCTGCTTTCAGCGCAGATAGACTGGGCTACGTTTGCGATGTGTGTATTCCATCCTTCAGATGGGTCAAGTGCAACCTGGCGACTAACCTCGTCGTGGTTGCCGTTTACTACCGCAACTACTACGTGATCTACTAGAGGCGCAAATGCCTTTATTTGAACCATAAGAAGACCGATACCTACGCGTATCTGTTCGGTAAGACCCATATCCGAGGCGGAGTGACTTTGCAGTCTTCCACCCTGAGAAACGTTTCCCTCAACGTGATCTCCTAGGAGCGCGATAACAACCGTGCCTATATCTCTTCCAACTTTTCTTAGGTCATGTAAACGATGAACCGCACCTTCAGTTGCAGTTTGAATACGCTCTACTGTCTCCTTGGTGCCCTCTCCGTTAGCTTTCTTACCTAGTTGCTGGTCGCTGGGCGCAAAGATAAAGGCAAGGTCTCCGGTTGTCACGGGAGGCTTCTTGCCAGGCTTCCAATTTTGTAAATTTTTCATTAGATCTTTTACGTCTAGGTCTAACTCCGTTTGAGATGATATTGGAACGATGTTAATTCTTTGTGATTCTAAAAGCTCGCCGTCGTATCTTTGCCAACGCGATTTTCTTACCGACGTAATCGCCCAGTGCTCTGGGTTAAGATCAAATTCTATTAGTAGCTCTCTTGCGTCAGGAATATCTGAGATAGGTCGCGGTATCGAGATTACGTAACCTCCGTCATCTCCTACGTCCATACGTGGACGCCATGCCTCATCGGGCGCACTGTTCTTTGTCTTGAAGTCCGAGCCCGAGCGTCCCGGAACAGAGAGCTTGTCAAATAGCGTCATCTACGCGCTTATCTTAGGATTAGATCCGAAGCAGCGACATGCACCACGGCGATGTTTTGTCACCGCGGTATCTCCTACGTCCAAGCCTTCTTCTCTTAAAGCCGCGGCGATGGTTGTGTTAGGAAGACGTCCTGGGGCACCGTAAGGAACCTCAAGTACCTCGGCAAGCTTTGCCTTATCTTCCTTTGAGAGCTGGCTTCCTGTTAGGAGGCTTCCTATCTTGCACGGAAGACCCGCGCCTACTGCTGCCGACTGAGATAGACGTTGTGCAAGTGACATATAGCTCTCCAAGTATTGTCTACACGCTACTTAACGGCATCTCCGGTTAAGTGAACCATAAGCCACGGGCTAACAGTTAGGAAAATTGTAACAAGAAGTAAGTAAAAGTACTGCTTATTAGGCATATAAATAGTTAAATTAAAAGTATTATTAACTGTACTTATAAGTGTACTTACAGCAGGAATACAGTACAGAAGATGGTAAAACTAGGGGTGAAGAAAACTGCTTCTTCTATGCGGCTGGATTCTTCTTTTTACGGGTCTTTACCATCTTTGGCTCAACGGGCGCGGGACCCTGGTGCATTTCAGGGATAGAAAGTAGTTGAAGCAGTACGTCCTTTATAAACTTAACCTCTACCGCGGTCTGCTTTGCCAGTGCACCTTGCGCGTTCATCTGGTCCTTCATGGAGTTTCCGCCATTTTCCCAGAGCTGGTACTCGACGCGGTCCATACGGTCGGACATCGTTCTTCCTTGTTCATCGACGCCGATGGCTGTCTCAACGCGGTTGATGATCTTGTAGATCTTGTAGATGAAGGCTAGGAGAAATAAGCCTCCGCCTATGATTCCAACCACAGCGCCTACCTGCATCGATAGTTGACTTAGCAAGGTAGTTGCCTTTCGGTCGGGTATTAAAGATATATCAAATTATATATTAAGGATTAAGATATTAGTTGTTTCGGTTGTTTACTTCTAGGGCAGGTACCCTTTATAGTCGCCAAGTAACAAAGATTCTAGATAAGTGATATGATAACTCTTCTT